TTCAACTTTGGTCGCCTCCATCACAACATATGTGTCATGTGCCAAGCATTTAACTACTTGGTCTTTGTCTCCTTTGGTGACAGGGCCCACCGCGCAACATTGCCGCGTGTGGGCAACGTTTGCCCAGTCGCTATAATAGGTGGCATCCAAACGAGCGCACAAATCAGCCAGCAGAAAAGCACGCTCGTTTGTGATCGACTGGGCAAAAATGATATAACAACCCATAGTTAGCTCTCCTTCTTGATGTCGTCAAGGGCAAGCCGCATCTCGGTAATAGCCGCAGTGTTCTCCTTGACAACGGTATTACACTGATACCACATCAGCAGAAAAGCAGCGATAGGAAACCCCACATTAGAAATAGCCTGAATCACAGTATTGGCATCCATTTTGTGCACCTCCCTTACAGATACAAGTAAATCCCAGGTTCACGCGCTGGCTGACGCTCGCCCGCCCCTTCTGGGGGCTGCCTGTGGGCACCTGGGATTAACTTTAATATATACTACCCGTATAAAAAAGTCAAGTACCGCAATACTCACGAAAGAAAATTTCATCCGAGTAGCGCTCAAACTCAATTTGCCTCTGCAAATACGCGGGCCAGATATACCCATACGCGGCCCTGAATCGTTTACGCTCATAGTCGCCGGTTCCATACGTGGGCATCTCGCCCGACCTATGGCGGCAAACATAGTAAAGGGGTTTGCTCTTATGCTCATAGATGCAGCACCGCCCAATTTGAACAAGTGGGTAGTATTCCCGGAGGGGCCGGGATACAACCAAACTTTTCTCCTCGGCGCTGTACTGGTTTTCAATAGCGGACCTATAAAAGTCCGTTCCGGTCATGGACCTATAGAGGGCCGTATTGGCTTTCTCTTTGGCAATAGGGCTGTCCACTAGATCAATCAAAAGAATCCCTTTATCGGCCAACAGCTTGACGCGCTCTTTCTTGCCGATCATCTTTTCAACCGTATCTGTAATCTCCCATTGCATATAATAGGGGTTCGCCATGCCAACAGCGTTTGACATACACAACAGCGTCAGGGGCTTTTGCCCTTGCAATTCGCGGTTACGGTTGACCGTTTCATAAATGTTGGCAAGGCCCACGCCCTCGCCCCGCCGGTAATAGTCGGTCTCTTCTTTCTGGTACTCGTCCAAGATAATTATATTTGTATGGGGGCTTGAAAAACCACGGGTGCGAGCAAGAGTTACGACGCTCCCCACGACGCCCGACATCTTGGCCGGTTTTATGGGAGAACCTGTATCAGTGAAGGCCCCCGCGTTACCCACTTCATACAAGCCCGCTATTTTCGGCAGTTTAAATGGGGCGTAATGTGTTTGCAAATCGTCGTTCAATGGAGACCACGGCCACATACTTGGCGACGCGCAAATAAGTTCAGCCTGCTGCGGCGTGCGGCGCAGATATAGAAATTCTTCCTCGGTCTGGTGGACGTGCTTTAATACTCCATAAGTCTTGCCGGTACCACGTCCGCCCCATATAAAAATAATAGCTGCCCCGGTGGACAAAATGCCATCTTTTTCGGAAAAATTCGGCCATCCTTCATCGGTGTACAGTTTAATCATCAGACAACCTCCATAATCTTGTACCCTAATATCTTTGCGTATTCGTCAGTAATACCCAACGTATAGGTATTATCACAAATACACAGGTTTCTTGTTATATGTACCGTATGCCCGTCAACCACAAAATCGGGCACATTGGGCCGGTCATTATAAATAACCTGATTTCCTGCCGCCAAACAAAAAGTAAACCCGGGCTTGAATACCTCAAAACCACCCCACAGGGCAAGCTCTAAACCGCCTTTCCGCTTGCTAACTCCCGCTATTGTAGTAGCGATCGGCCCGCCTTTTTTATAGGTAGTCGCGTATTTCTTAGCGCCCCACGTCATAAACTCCGCGTAGCTGCGCTCCTGCTCGTACACGCCCATATAATGAGTATTGCCTTTTGGGTCCGTAGCACATGCGCCATTATCTTTCGCAAGCTGTTTCACAGATTTGTTAAACTCCGCTAAATCAATATTACCCATGTATTTGACGCTGTCAGTGTCGCAGTACACACCATTCTTGCCTGCGGCCCATTGCGCTATTTTTAGGCGCTTGCGAGTGTGAGCCGTTGTCCATACGCCCCATTGGTATGGTAGAAACAAGTGAGGGCGGTGGTCGTTATAACTGCCCTCCGGGTCGTCGGTGCACTCGCTCCAAAGATTGTCGGGGTCATCCTCGTCAAAAAGTGTGTCCAGCTGCAAGGGGTCTTGTGCGGTCATACCGTAGTAGCTATTGAGATCGCCCTTGGCCTTGACATAATACAAATCTTGTCCGGCCACACCTTTAAGGGATGTTTTGCCGGTATAACTCTCTTTTACACAATCCGTCAAGGGCTTTGGCAGTTTGCCATAATCGGACGTATACAGGTTCAGAACATTAATGGCGTCCCAATCATATTCTTTGGCAATGATTCTAAAATCTATATCGGTTATGGTGATCTCCAACTGTTCAGCAGACAACAGACGTCCATTGTCGTTAATGTATCCTTCACAATGCCGAACCTTTGCAAGGGGGATATATGGAAACCCCCACCATTTAAAGCGTTGGCGCAAACCTTTCACTTGCAAGCGCATCAAGCAAGCCTTGCCGTGCCTCATACATTGCATTAACCTCTCTACGGTGGCCGGTTCCTGCCTAAATGGTGTCATAGGAAAATAACATTCGCATTGAACGGCAGGATAGGCGCTCGACATATCCACGGAACCGACGTTTTCCAAATGTAACCCCACATAATAGCGGTTAGCGTGCGTGTCACCACCTCGGAACGCCTCCCGCAACATCTGGTAAAGGTCCCATGACGGCAAAAGGCGCTTGACCCGTTTAATGCCCCATTTATACATTGCTTCGCGTGCCATTCGTCGGACGTAACCAGTGCGCGTTAATGGTAGAGTGTACAGGTCATCGCCATCTCGGTTCATCTCGATTAACAGACACTCCACAATACACCGAACATCATTGACACAATACGCTAATTCTGTAGACGTTAAAGAAGTCCATGGATACCGAACTTTGGAATAATCAAGTGCCCCCGTCAATTTGGCATGTGGGGCACCCAACTGTTTACCCCAGGCATCAAGGGACAAATTGCTGTGCCGCATACTGCATCGGTACTCAATAGCGCGATTGTCGCATTTTAAGACCCTACGGGGTTTGCTGGCGAACACATCACCCGGGCCAAAATCCAGAACACCCGACAAATATTGAAATTCATGTGCAAGATTGTGAACGTACATGCACAAATACCAATCACCTTGCGGGCCGCTGTTTGCTTGCAAATAGTCGCTGATTGCTCCCGTAAAGTTCAGCCACTCGTCCCACGTCCTACCAATAATGGTAATATCCAGACCAAGTTGACACTGCCAAATATACATTATGGTGTGTGGATTGTCGTCCGCATCAACACATACTCGGCTAGTCTCAATATCAAACGCACACGGCACATTCACATATAAGCGCTTCTTGTTCGTTTTGCGTTTCTTGCCTTTTGTGTGTTTGCGATCTAAATGCTCCATAAGCCACGGGACAGGGTTATAATTACAAGCCTCCGCCAAAACCTCCGCGCAGGTCGGCGGAACTGCTGCCGTCGCTGTAGTCCCATTCTTTACCATAGTTGACCTCGCCCTGCTGCCACTTTACAAAATCGTCAATACTGACATCGTAGCCGCCTTTCTCGCGCCAGTACATAACCGGCTGGTCGGACGGATAGTAGTATACGCCCGATGCTTTCACGATCTCCCACCATTCCGACAGGGCCGTGTACTGATCCTTGGGCACGTCGGCTACATCAATACCACCGACTTTCATTTTTTGCGTAAATTCTTCACGTGCACCGCCAACGGTGGAACCTTTAGAACGCACAAAACGCGCTACATCTGCGAGCGCCTGTTCCAATGCTTTACGGTCTCCGCGCATTGCCTTTAGGGTGGGAAAACCTCCGGCAAATTCTTTATAAACGTCGCTTGTGCCGCTGATGGGGTCCGCGGATAGGCGCTTAATACGCTTCTGCGCAATGTCGCGCAGTCGGGTGTATTCTTTGCGCATCTGATTATCTGGCCAAGATTCCAAGGCATAGGGGGTATACAGCTCGGCACTGTATTTAAGGGTAGCACTTGCTTTAGCTGCACCTACTGCCATGTTTCTTACGCTCCTTTCTATCTAAGATCATATAATACCAGTTCAAAGGGTCCGCTTCAATGCCCAATCCGTTGAAAATGATTTTGGCCCATTCAGAGCGGAAAAACTTGACATCATTGGTTGTAACTCCACTATATACAATGGCAGAGGCAAGATATATCATGGAATCGTCACAGTTCAGCAAGGATACTCTGTTATCTTTACTTTTCATGGGGCCTCCTATAATAAATATGGCCGCCGCATGTGCGGCGGCCATCTGGTAAATCAAACCAGATTCAAAGACAAAACCTGGCCTTTTTTGGTACTGATCAGCACCGGTTTGATCTGCACCGGCTCCGTCCACGTATCAGGAGTGCCGAGCAGCGTAAACATCCGTTTCAGAGACTGATATACGCCCACGGAAACGCAGGCATACGACTGACCATCTTCGGTAATGAGGACAACGCGGGGGGCAATCGTCTTACCCTCGGGGACATCGTCCTTACTGACCTCCACGCACTCCACAGACACATGGACCAGCGACAGCACCTCATTAACGTGCTCCTTCAGCTTGTGGACAGGGTTACTCGTTGCATTGTAGAATGCAACTGCGGCAGAGCGGTCAGAGAGATTCATATCGGTGTACCCGACGCCGGTATTCATCACATCGGACACCATCATGGAACCATTGTTCTCGGACTTCATCATTGCTTCAGACATAATATAACTCCTTTCATTATGTGCCCTGTCATTATCAATACCGGGCGGGCGGTCCCGATAGACGGCCCGGAGGCCGTTTCGACTTATTTTTTGTTATATAAGGAATACATGGCCCTCACCCCATCACGCACACGGGCCGCACCCTGATACATAAGATCGGCTGAAACGCAAGTCCCTTTAAAGCCCTCAAGGGTGCATACTTGCTCGTTGCAATGGATGAGTGCTTGCCTGTAACCGGCCAACCAGGCCCGATCTTCTGCGGCTCGGATAGCGTCCTTTGGGTCCTCATACTCACAGCATGTCAAAGTGCCGTCCTGGTGAATCTCAATAATGAATTTACGCATTTCCATTTGTAATGTCTCCCTTCTGCCATCCATACATAATCTTTGCAAGACTGACAAGCACCTTAATACTGTCGATGATGTCATCCTCGGACAGTTTTTGCAAATTCTCTCCATCAAGAGTAATGTTATCATCGGTTAAAGTGATTTTAATAGTGACTTCTTTTTTCATTGGAGCACCCCCTTTCTTGTTTCTTTCATTGTCTATATTATACCATACACTAAATTGTATATGTTGCTATTTACAT